TTTGCTACCTCTATTGTCACTTCGCATCCGTCAATTTCCATTATCACTCTCTTCGGTGTTGTCATCCAACTCACTCACTGTTTCAGTTGAAGCAGCCTCTTCTGAGGGGGCTTCTTGCTCAGCCTCACGTGGCTCACTGGGAGCGACGTGTTCGCCGAACGGGGCGTCTGAGACTTTACCAGCCTCAGGATTGAATACTTCTTCTTCCTCTTCAACAACGATAGCAATCTCGTTGCGGGGATGAAGCGCTATAGCATGTTTCATTGGCATGGCTATCACTCAGCAGTGGAAAAGGGTGTCGGTGCTAATCACCTTGATGTTCTTGGGATGAATCATAATCTTGGAGTGCAGTAGCCCTTTGTCGTCAGGTACTGGGATTGGGGCGTCTGTAATTACGTAGTCGTCACAGATGATACGCATCTGTTGTTGGCTGCCTGTCGAGCCAGTGGATGGCTTTGTAAACACCATTTCAATGATGTTGTCTGTTGAGCCAGCCGTACCTGATACCTCACGGTGCGTGCGGAGTTCATGGAACAAAAGCGAATCGCGAATGATGACATCCATCTCCAGTTCAAACTCCTCTCGACCTTCACGGATAATCGACGCATTACGTGTGCCGCCGTACGGGACTTGCTTGAGTGAACGATTGGTACCATCGGTGGTAACTGACTCAGGTACAGGTGTTCCGCCCATGGTATGGAATATCTCGACACCTGTCTTACCACGCAACTCAAATGTCGAGATGAAGCCAATGTCTTGACCGAAGGCTGTGATTGTACCGTTGTAAAACATGAACGGCTTCTCGGAACCTGACGCTATGCCTGCTTCCTTTCGACCCGCTGCATCAGTCGCTGTGTTTTGGAACAAGCGGTGAGCACGGTATCTGTCACCTGCATTAGATGACTCAAGACGACCAGTGTCCGTATAACATGAAAGCGCATCGAAAATGCAACGATACTTCACCTCGGCATCGACGGTTGCGTTGAGTTCCCACTCAACAACTTTGCATCCACGGAATATACGCGTGAGTTGCTTGCTGTCTGTGCTTGAGCCGGGTGCGTTGCTGTTCTCGTTACTGTGAGAGCCAACATCACGGTTGCGAATGCTGTGCTCAATGCAGAACGAAGGTAACGTATCACCTGAAAAGAGAAGGCGACGAGTAGGGTTGACGATTGTGTTGTCTGACGCTACGTGTGGGCTACCAGTCAGTGTTGTACCGTTGAATCTGTAGGCAAAAATCGAGTCTGTACTGATGTGCTCAAACTGGAATGGGTCATCAACGAAAAGGCGAGCACCCCCAGTTATCGTTTCGATTGCTACAACTCGTCTGAACTCACTGGTTTCTGTTTCTTCAAAGTGTTCAGAATCAGATGCAAGCGTGGATGTCGATGCAGGCGGCCAAAACTTGTCGTCAGATGCACCAGTATCAGGAGCGTCGTAACCAATAAGTGGCACACGTGTAGTGTCACGAATAAGAACATAATCGCCAATTGCTACAGTAATGTCGTTGAATGTTGTGCTCGTTACATCCACATACGTTTGACCTACCGTGACCTTTGTCCCTGATTTGATTGAGCCACTATGGTCTAACGCTGGGTCAGCGCCAGTTAAATGACCAACTGATGTGTGTGCGTCGATGACTTCTCGACCGAGGCTGTAGTACAGCCATCGTGGATTGTTCAGTGGCATCTCTAACTGAGCGCCTTGATGGAACACACGCCCTGTTTGTTGGATTGCAGCCTGACGCCCTAAACCAATGACGTGGTGTCTGTGCATCGTGACCTTTGTGTCAGGTAATTTCATGTGTGATGCAAGGCCAATGAACTGGTCGATTTGTGAAAACTCACTTGACGACGCTGCACTATCGTTGTGAGCAAACGTCGAGCCACTTGCAAGCGTAGGCATACCCGTTGAGTGAATAAGCATAGCATCGCCCGTGTTACTTGCAAGTGTCGTTATTGTAAACCGTGGTACCACTTTCAGTTTTGTAGCATTGCTCTCGACAGTATGGTCGACAATCGTAAACACCTTTTGACTGAATCCATCGGCGTGAACAGAATCATAATTTGTAGGAGTGCCAGCCTTGTGAAACGAAATCTTCTGACCTATGAGCATACCAACTGGAACTTTCAAAATCGGGTCACCTTGGAATATGCTACTTGTTCCACTTGCTGTACCTGTAAATGTGATTGTGTTGAAATCGGGAGTAGCAGAATTGTAACTTGTTGTGAAGCCACATGGTTCGCCGTGCTCAATGAAGATACCAGTCTCGTGCCCCATAAGGACTTCCGAGACGTCTCCTTTGTATGCCTGACTGCCTGCGCCCATTTACATCCCTCATGCTATTGACTCAGCGAGAGTTACGACTTCTATTTGAAACGTATGCCTGAAAAGTCGCTTGGTACGGTCGCTGAGGTCCGTACGTGTCTTGAACACCATGCGGTCATAACTGGTCGCATCGCCCTTGCGAGCAGCGTGAATGAGACGACGAATCTCGTTCTCAAGGAGTTGCAGGTGTGAACGGCTCTTGGCCGTGCGTACGTCGACTGTGATATTGATACGAGTCGTGACGAAGTTGTACAGAAGGTCAGGAACTTCTTCGTTGTGTGCTGTCTCGTACACGAGCACGAAGTCCGAACGCTGTAGGTCTTGGCGCTTACCACGCTCAGGTGAGATTGTAGCAATGTCAGCGATGACAGGCTTGATGTTGCCCGTGTTGGCTCGGTTCCACCCTTCCAACTTTTCGATAACGACGTCGAGTGCTTCCTTCATGCTCATCACTCAAAGACAACTATCTCCTTGTATCTGTTCAAGATTGCGTTGGCTTCTTCTTTGAACATCTGAATCTTCTGTGCAAGCGGTACGTTCTGACTGCCCTCAGGGATGAGAACGGAACGGTCGTCAGCCATGAGTAAGTCGACAGCCACCATCTTTGTAGCAGCCTCTTCGATGGCCTTCTCCAAGTATCGCTCGCCGTAGATGTAGGACACCTTGACAGCGTTGTGTTCAAAGAAAGGGTACGAGTTGTTGAAGTAAATCATACCGATTTCGTAGTCAATCCACCAGTCCTTGAGACGGGCTTGGTCGCCACCCGCATCTGAGAACGCACCGATGTCGGAAGCAAATTTATGTTGAGTGATTGTGTAATTGGTTGCTTGAGCAGGTTCGGTGTTCATCCAGTGAACATCGAGCAACTGTGTTGAGTTCTTGCTTGTATAACCAAATAGCGCAGTTGTCTGTCCGTCAGCAACTGCAACTGCGACACCGTAGTCAGCAAAGGCGCTTGTGTCACCCGAAGCAACTGTCCATGTCGCACCTGCTTGAGCATACGTCATAGTTCCTGTAACAGCCGTCGTCTGACTGATTGAAATGCCTGTTGTAGCGTCTGTAGCAATTGTAGCGGATTCGCCACCTTTGGTTTGACGCATGCTTGTAATCTTCAATTTGCCGTTACCATAATCGGAATTGGCAGTTGCCAAAAATTCATTATTGACGTTGACAGACTGCGTGCCACCTGCTACGGGCAACGTGAATGCCGCACCATCGATGTCGTGTTCTTTTGTACCCCCTACCTGTGTCTCAGTCAGCGGTATAGCGCTGCGATTCGTGCGGTCTTCTTTGTTGATAAGGTCGGCAAGACTTTGTGCTGTTGATACTTTGTCGAAGCGGTCGTCCCAATTTGTAGTTCCCGTTCCTACAACCAACTGACCAAAGCCTCCGCCTCCGGGCGAAACGGCGATTCGTTTGCCACTCAATGCATTGTAGTCAGCGATTTCAACACGTGCCTCAGCACTGCATATCTCACGGTAGTCGTCGCCCTGCCACAGTTCAATGCGGAGCATCTGTTGCACGTTGCGGAACAACAGTGGCGTGCTACCGACGTAGTCGACGTAGTATCGTCGACGGTAGGGCTTGTAGGTATCGAAGTTGATGTACTCAGCAATGACAAGGCTCGGACGCCATGCGTTGTGTGTGACGTTGTCGATGCGGTCTTGTATCTCTTTGATACGTTGCTCGACATGTGATTTTGTGACGCCTCGTGTCTTACCGTTGGTAAAGGAGGCAGTGTTTTGGACATAGCCGTTGTCCGCTGTTTCATACAAGCCGGGGTTGATTGATGATACACCATCCTCGTTTACTGTGAATGTAAGTTTTACACCGCTGGTAGTTGATGTTATGGCTGTGACTGTGACCTCTTGACCCATCGGGTCAGCGTCACTGTAAATAAGTAAAATGTCGCTAACTGAAAAGCCGGTGTTTCTGTAGTCAGCACCAGTGACAAAGACTGCGTTTGCTTCCGCACTCGCTGACATCAGGACGGCTTCTTGCGGTCCGATACCAAGCAAATCAGCGACTTTCTGTGCAGTCGTGTAAACGATTTCTTCGGGGTTGAGAGGGCGTGTTTCCGCTTCACCGGGTGAGAATACTACTGGCATGCGTCATCCCCTCATCTCCCACAGAGAGTTCTCCGTCATAGACCTTGCCACCAAAGACGGTTTTGAACCGACTTCATGAGCACGTCTCCAATGTACATCGGGAATCCTGTTTGAACATCATCATCATCTCGTGCAGCCATTGCTGCTTCAAAGTCAGCGAGCATCTGTGCCTTCTGTTCCTCAGTCATACCCATACCACCCATTGCCATGTTTGCTTTTTCTTCCGCTGTGGGCCGTGAACGACCTACAGCACTTGGGTCCATCCCAAGGTCAGGTGTCTGCCCGGTAGGGTCGATTGGTTTCTCAGATTCGACAAAGTCCATACGTGGACCATCGAGCGTTTCGATTTGCACGTAATCTCCTTGCTTACGACCAAGCCCTCTATCTGAGGCTCGTGGTGCACGTTCAGGCGGTGCGCCTCCCTTGATTTGGGATTCAACCATACGTCGTTGGTCACGAATTTCTGAGAGTCTTCGTCGTAGTGAAGGGTTGGTTTCAGCCATGTCTGCTAATGCGTTTTCTTGAGCGATGAGTTTGGTAAACTGTGCTCGCAGGTTAGCCATGTTGCGCTGCTGTAGTGCTTCGTCTGTACCTGACGTCACGTTCATCGCTGCTCGCTCAACAAGTTCAGATGGACTCATTTGAAACGCAGCAGTGCCCTGTTGCTGTTGCAACTGCTCGACAGCGTTGCGTAGTCGCTGCTCGTCATCAGGACTCATACCCTGACGCTGTGCAGTCATGTCAATCAAGTTCGACAATTTTTCTTCGTCTGAGATACCCGTGACTTCCGTGTCCGAAGGGTCAACTCGTTGCTTGAAACCGGGGTCTTGCGTAACGTCTCGACCTTCGCCGAGAATACGTCGAATAAATTCTTCTTCGCTTACAGTGTCGCCTTCTATGCCAGTCATACTGGCACTGCCACCTGTCTTGCCTTGGGATGTTTCATAGCCTGCTCCACCAAGTTGAAGCCCCATACGATTCATGTGGTTCATGATGTTACGACCCAGTTGTTGCTTGTCGTTTGCATGCAATTCGCCAAACCGACGAATTAATTCATTACGAACTCCTTGTGGGTCGTCTCCTTGACGATTCGGTTGTACGTTACCGTAATCTTGACCCAAAATTTGTGTTTGAAATGCATTAGGGTCCTTTGACATCATTGAGTTCAGATACGACTCAAGCGTCTTTGCTTCTTTCGGTCCTTTCCTTTTACTACCCATGTATGGGTTTTGACCAGTATCGTCAACGACTCTCGTCTCACCACCGAATCCGACGATGCCTCCTTCGCCTGCTTCGGTCGCTATGTCTTTCTCACGACGGCCTGTTCGACTACGGAATTTCTTACCACGTGTATCTTCGATGTCAAAGGTAGCACGCTTAGCACCAATACCCCGTCCGAGTGAAGCACCACGGTCTTTGTCATCGCTCACACGCTTACCTTCACGTGAAGGCGGAGGGGCTTTGCCTTCTGATGTGTCAGTCAGTTGGTAAGCCTCAGCAAGAGCCTGTGCACGTGCAGGGGTGTTACCCTGTGCGATGGCTCGGTCGTAAATCTCTTGGCGCTTTTGTTTCATCGCCTCAGATTCTTCTGAGCCTACTACTGTCTTACCAGCAAGGTCTTCCTCTTTGACTCCCCTTAACTTGGCACCTGTTCTGCCAGTTGTCGGTGCTTCGACGGGAACGTCACGGAGTTCCTCAGCAGTTCGCTTTTCGCCTTCGGGCTTCTCAGTACGACGCTTGACTGCGTCTTTGATTTCGCCGCCCTTTCCGCCGCTTAGTGCAGCGTCCAGTTTGTCCATGAGGTTTTTACGTGAATCGTCATCACCGGGCGCTTTTCGTACTGCTATTCGCATGTTCATTCCTCCTTTGTTCCCAAATTGAAGTCCATCTTTGTTCCGCACGTTCGACAGTTGTCAACCCAACAGAAGTAAAGCATACCACACGATTTGCACCGTGTGCCTGAGCCGATGTTCAGAACGTCGCCTGTCTTTCGGTTGCGTATGCGTTGTTTACTGACTACGCCCTCAAGAGGTTTCTCTTGATTGAAGACGCTACCTGCCCCGTAGGACTCGGCCAGTCGTACGCCACGCTTCTCAAGTCGCTCGATTTCGTCGAGTCCGAGTGTTGCTGCATCCATCGTATCACCCTCAGTTCGTGGTGACAATCAGAAAAATGTTTCCCAAGATGGTGATGGGTTCAGCACCTACAATGGTGTTTGAACCTGCTGCCGCTGCCACGTCGGTCGTCAGGGTAGTCGACATTGTCGACGTGTCCTGAAAGTCTCGTGGTGCGTATGGTCCTACGACTTTGGTCGTCTTTGCCATGAGGGTTCACCTCAAGAGCGACGACCAATTGCGAGGAAACTTCCCGGTTGCACGTTGTCTTGGTCAGACGCTTGCCTAACTGTTATTGTAGTCCTTGCTGTGTCCAAAGAGCCTACATCGAGCAAATTGGTGATGTGTTCAGCAGCACCGTCGGTGGCATCGGCTGAGTCCACTTCTTGTATTACTGATGCATTAGGGTTAACCACAAATGCGTCGATTCTTGAGAAAAAACTTGTTAAGTCTATAGTCTCGGTTGCGGCTCCACCTGTGTATGTGCCTGTTACTACCATTCGGTCTCCAAAGTATGTTGGTCGTGGGTCAATTGTTACTGTCATTATTGTTCATCTCCTGTTGTTTCTGTTTCTTCTGCCACTGGTTTTTCGACCGCTGGTTCTTCGACGACTGGCTCAGGTGCTGGAGGGTTGAGGATTAGGTCAACCATGCCCAGTAGTTTGGACTTGGTCGCATATCCACCAACTGTTTCTCCACGCTCCTCAAGCCATGCGCTGATGTCCTTCTTAGTCCAACCTGAGTCGGGAATTCCATCGTCACCTGCGTCGACTGTGATACCTGCATCTCCTTCGACCTTCCACCACTTAGGGGATAGTCGATTGCGGTACGCATCGAGCCACTCTTGCGAGACTTCCATAGGGACGTTTCGCTCAGCGTAGGTTCGGCGCATACCGGGAACTGTACGTGTATGGTACGGTCCCAGTGAAGTTATTGTAGGCAAGAAGAAACACCTCAAGCCACAATCATCCAGCAAGTTACTGTGGTGTGACTTGTTCCAGTCACGGTAAACTGTGCTGCGTTCACGGTGTTGCCGTCTGAGTTTGTTGCAGTTGTTGTACCGATTGCATTCTTCATACTAACTGCGGCACTTTCTGTAACGTTGTCTCCAACGATTACTGCCAAAATTTTCGACGCATTGCCGCCAACGACCAATTTTTCATCGTTGGCTAGTGCTGTGGTAAATCGTCCACAAACTAACTTGATGCCTGCTGTTGCGTTTCCATCACTGTTGCTTGCTTGAAATCCAGTCAAAGAGCCGGGGTATGTACCTCCGAAACCTTTCAACCATTCAGTATCGCCCGTAGGTGAACCTGCATACAAGTCGAGTGCAAAGTCTTCTGTGTAAACTGCACTTGAACTCGATGTGTAAACTATTCCGCTTGTTCCTGTTGTTGCTGTCATATTTTTCATCTCCTGTGTGTGTTATCTCCATCAAACCTCAAGACAAGTCTCGGATTGAACCGTGGCCTCCAAAGAAAGTTGTCCAAATTTCACCCATGGTTCGGTAAAGTCCTTCTTGACCGAGGCGGTTGATGGCGAATGGGTCTCCAGTTTCGATACCTGACTCAAAGTATTGAGTTGGTTTTGCGACACTAAAGTGTAGGTAGTCAGTGTCCAAGAAGTACATACGGCTGATGCCGTCCTTTGTAACGTCCTTGGATGGAATGATTGGGACACCGTTGTATGTAGCGACGATGAAACCTGCTTCAACACCGGGTACACCCTTGACACCGTTGAAGGTAGGGGTGACACGCTTCTCTTCCATGAATCGCTGTTGCGCTTGGAGGAGTTGTTGGATTCGCATCAAAGTGTCATATCCAGTGAGGATGACCTTTGGATTTCCACCACGTACCCAAATCTTTTGGAAGATGTCGTCGAGGTGGTCAAGGCTGAGTACACGCTCAGTCAAGCCTGCATCGGTTGCGACGTTGACCTCAGCGTTGGACCAAGTGTTTGCATCTCGGTCAATGCTGTAAATGTCGAGGTCAGAAGCAGCGCTAACGTGTGCGGTGTTTGTAGTCTGAGAGCCTGCTGCGACTGGACCAGTACCAGTACTGTCCATTGTGCTTGAAGCGGTGACACGGTCGAGGGACTCGTAGTCGTTGCCAGCAGGTGTGTCGACGTCTTGGAGGAGCATCTTGTTGATTTCCTCAGCGTGGTGCTTACCCATTTCTTCCTTGAGAACACTGCGAATGTCACCAAGACCGTCGTCCTTGTCGTTAAGGAAGATTGCAACTTCGCTCATGTCGAAGGTGTGTGCAATGGTCTTAGGCTTTGCAGCGATGTGCTGGAAGACAGGTTTGGTGGTTTCCGGTAGTGTACCGTTCTCCGCAATACCTCCGCCCTTAGCGGAATCAGGTCGTGCGGTTACGACACGCCATCCACTTCGGTCCCAAGGCTTCTTAGGAAGGATGGAGAATGCGTTGAATTCTTGGTTCAACTGGCTCCAAACCTTTCGTCCGTAAATTGCTTGGTATGTACCAGCAGTTGTGGACAAT